ACGAAGCGAAGACTTATAAAAGTCGACAACAGACTGAATCACGCTCTGCGTGGCTTGGTCTGCCACAGTCCCGAATTCGACCGCAGTCGAAATCCCGAACCAAGCGTCCCAGTGTTTCGCCCCAAAGGGCGAGGCTGGGTGAAGAAGAGCGAGAATAGTATTTCTTAGTTTCCGTCCCGGAATACTTTCCAATCTTTGCGTCAATCGGGCTGTAGACCGGTAACCGAACCCAAGCGATCGTAATACTGACGCCAGACGGATGGGTCCTAACGAGGCACACCGACTTACCAACTCCATCATACACGTGAGAGAACGGTTAGCAACCGCAAACTCCCGGAATGACAGAGGGGTAACATCGGCCCCACGTAGGACCATCCGCTTCGCAAACTCAAAAGACCCCCGTACTCCTGGCAGCGATTTAGCTAGGCTAAGCGTAACACCTAACTTCCGGCACATGTACTCGTATCGTCTGGCGACTTTACCGTCCCCTATGACGATATCATCCCCCAAAATACCATAACCCTCAAACCAGCCCTCATGGCCCTCCAAATACGCACAATATTGGATGAGTGCGTGATGAGAGATGGAAAACGCCGCCCAAGAAGAATAAGCTCCCATAGGCTGTCCGACAGCGTATCGGACCTTTGACACTGGGTTGTTTTCCGAGAAGTACGATCTGTACTTCCCCTTCGCGCACCAGTCATCTAAGACAGGGATGGTAAAATCCCTCCCTGCCATCAAAGTCTCCCAAAGGACACCTAATTCTTCATTAAACAGCGCTTGTATAATCTTCCGCTGGACCCCACGTGGAAACCGGTCGGTGGCCGACGACAGATCGAATGACCAAAACTTACGACCAGGAGAGACCGCTAGAGATCGAAGATACTCTACCGTCTCAACCTGATCGAAAGTCCCGTCTAAACGAACGTCGCCCCGACAAAGGCCCTTCAGGACTTTCAAAAGAAAATCATGAAAGGGTTTCAGGGACACCTGGGACCAGTAGTCAATCATCGCAAATATCCGCACCTTCCCGGGTTCATACTTTAAAGACAGGCGCCCAATCGGGCCCCTAGAATAGTCCGCCCTCGGATCCCCGCCCCAATCCTGTTGAGAGGGGTCTTCTCGTGAGGCCCCGACGACCGCGGGCATAAGCCAGCGGAAGTCGAGGTACTCCGAGTACTTGATAAAGGGGGACCACAAGGGACTACGGGACAGCGAAATCGCGTCCTTACCCAGGTTATTAAGCTGGGTAGACCCTTGTACCGAGTTCGGACCACTCTTTAAAATAGCTATGAAATTGCC